CCCTACCTGCGACTTCTGTACGTCACGGCCTCGAACACGCAGATGCGGGAGTTCAGCGACGAGCGGCTGCGCGCGGTGATCGCGGACAGCCCCATCCTGCTCCAGATGACGGGTGCAGGGATCAAGGGAAAGCACGAGGTCCAGAACGTCCTCACCAAGCGCTGGCTGAACCAGTCGAAGATCCTCCTGCGCTCCGTCTACAAGAACGCCGACCGAGTCCGCGGCATCCCCGCGGACGTGCTGGGGGTAGACGAGCTTCAGGACGTCCTCACCGACAACCTCCCCGTCATCGAGGAGACCCTCTTCGCGTCGAGCCTCGACGGGGGTCCGGTCAGTGTGTACGCGGGCACGCCGAAGTCCTACGAGAACGCCATCGAGTTCTACTGGAGTCGGTACTCCACGCAGAACGAGTGGATGGTGCGCTGCGACGGGTGCACCTACTGGAACTGCATCGAGGTGCGCAACATCGGACCCACCGGGCTGGTCTGCACGAAGTGCGGGCGAGAGGTCAACCCCGTCGATGGAAAAGCCCAGTGGGTCCGCTTCGGGGGTACGGACCGGGAGTGGGAGGGCTTCCACCTCAGCCAGCCCATCGCCATCTACAGTTCACGACATCAGCCTGACGTCTTCCAGCGAAAGTGGGCTGGACTCCTGGAGAAGAAGAAGCGGTACACCCCCGCGCGGCTCCAGAACGAGGTCATGGGGCGCTCCCACGACGCGGGGACCAAGCCCGTCACGCTGGAGGAGGTCCGACGCTGCGCGCTCTCGGAGTACCACATCATGCGCGAGCCCTCTCGCGCGATCCAGTCGGGGCACTCCTGGGCGGGGGTTGACTGGGGATGCCACGACGAGCAGACCGAGGTCCTTACAGAGAGTGGATGGAAGCTCTTCCAAGAGGTGCTTCCGGGCGAGAAAGTCGCTCAGTTCAATCAGGACACGCGGGCGCTGAGTTTCACAGTTCCTACTGCCTTTACGGCAAAAGACTACGAAGGGGAGCTTCTTCACTTCGAGGGGCGCGGAATCGACATGGCGTTGACCCCCGATCACCGCATGTTCGTACGAGGGCACCAAGGGAGCTGGCACGTTGAGCCTGCCTATGAGGTCAGTTGCCGTGCAGGGAGCGTACACCTCGTTGGAAAGGTTGAGTGGTCCGGGAATGACGTGGAGTCCTTTACGCTTCCGAGTCAGCCCGTCAGTCCTGGATACCGTGGATGTGCAGAGCGCACCTTCCACATGGACGACTGGCTCGAACTCCTCGGCTACTGGCTTAGCGAAGGTGGGCTCTGCATGCGGAAAGGACAACCCTACTGCATCAAGATGTCCCAGGGGGAATCCGTCAGTCCTATAAAGGCCGACTTCACGCGGCTCGCCATGGACCGCCTCGGCATCTCATACCAGGAGTATCCGAATCCTCAGACTGGAGACGTGAACTGGACAATCCGCGAGAAGCAGTACTGGGACTGGTGGGCAAAGAACATCGGGCTGACCGGGGATACTAAACGCATCCCGCGCTGGGCTTTCAACTTGTCGAAACGCCAGTTGCATATCCTCTTTGAAGCTATGGTACTTAGTGGCGGGAGCATGGATCACCGGCCCGGAAACTGGAATGGCTGCTACACCTCTACGTCAGAAGGGCTGATTCGCGACTTTCAGGAACTTTGTGTATACCTTGGCTTGAAGAGTACGGTGCGCATGAGCTCACCTGCTCATGGAAGCAGGAAGGCGCGCTACGTCTGCTCCTTCTCGCGGGGAAGGGATCTTTGCTTCAACCTTCCTCGAGAGCGCGTTCGTCGTGTGCCCTACAAAGGGAAAGTCTACTGTTGCACCGTTCCAGACGGTTTCATCGTCACCCGGCGGAATGGGTGCGTGGCCTATCAGGGTAATAGCGGGGAGCAGAGCTACACCGTCCTCTCCATCTGGAACTACGACTCGCGCGGAAGGTTCCGCTGCATCTTTGCCAAGAAGTACGAGGGGCTGGAGGCCGACTCCGACCACGCCATCGCGGACATCATCCGCTGGTGTCGGAAGTTCAACGTGAACCGCATCGGGGTGGACTGGGGCTTCGGCTTCCACGCCAATCCCCACCTGCGCAAGGTCTTCGGCCCCGCGAAGGTGCTCTACTACTTCCACGCGGGATCGCAGAAGGAGAAGGTGAAGTGGGACAAGGCGGGCGCGAAGTTCACGACCCATCGCACGCGCGTGCTCCAGGACGTGTTCACGCTCATCAAGCGCGGGCCGACTGGCGGGGGCATCGCGTTTCCGTGCTGGGAAGAGTTCGAGCCCTTCGCCAACGACATTCTCTCCGTCTACACGGAGATGAACCGCATGAACGAGATGGTCTTCGACCATCCGAAGACCGTGCCCGACGACTTCCTGCACACGGTGGTCTATGCGCTGCTCGCCAGCCAGTTCGACCACCCTCGTCCCGACCTCCATGCTCCCGCACCCGGAGTGAAAGGAAATTAGGGCAGGTTCTTAATGGCTCAGGGTGGCCGGGCGCCCCCTCACGGGGCGCCCGGCCGTTCTATCACTTCACCGCCCGGAGGGCGGGGGCGTCCTCCGCCACGGGCCTGAACCACCCGGCGTACCGGGTGGCGAGGGCCGCGGCGGTCCCGCCGATGACAAGCCCCAGGGCCCCCCAAAGGGCCTTGGGGCCCGTGGGGCGCCAGTAACTGCGGTGCTTGCCCAGTTCCCCGTCTGCCATCTCCAGCTTGGAGATGACCTCCGGGGAGAGGGTGTCGCCAACCTTGACGTTGGCGATGTCGATGTTCTTCAGGTTCATAGCGCCTCGCTGCTTGGTGAGCTCCTCGAGGCGGTTGACCCGCTCGAGGGTCGGCCTCCAAGCGGTCAGGATCTCGGTGAGACCCGCCTTCTTCTCCTCGAAGAAGGTGACGATTTCACCGAGGCCCTTCAGGGCCTGGTTCAGCTGACCCTCGAGCCGGCTCAGCCGGCTCGGGAGGGAATCTCCTCGGGGTTGGCGGTCTCCCACCTTCCCCTTGGAGGGTTTGGCTTCCATTGCGGTTGCCTCCGCGAGCGTAGGGACATCCTACGCTCACGGAACTTATTGCAGGAAAGAAGCCGAGATTTTCAGTTTTCGGGCTGCGCTGCGATGTAGGAGGCCACGAACTCGTCGACCAGGGAGGGCCGGTCCTCGACCTGCTTGAGGACTCTCCGTGCCTCCCCCGCGGGCAGGGGGGTTCGCAGGCGGGTGGCGGCGTAGAGCAATCCGTGCACCTGCCCCTTCGCCCGCATCAGCCGCGCGTGCAGGGTCTCCAGTCCACGACCGGGGTAGTCCTGGCTCCGCTCGATCTTGAGGATCATCTTTCGGCACAGCTCGAAGAAGGGGACGACCGCGTTCATGCCCTTCGACTGGCAAAGGAGGTGGACCTCCTCCTCGCGCAGCGTGGCAAGGTCGTCCGCGAACTGGGCCATGCGGTGCGCCGGCCAGTCACTCGCCAACAAGTCCTGGAGCACCTGCTGGTGCAGCACGAGCAGCTCCGTGAACGTGCGCGGTGGGCGGACGGAGCCGAAGCCGAGGCCGAGCTTCATGGTCTCGACGGAGTTCTCCAGGTTCTGGATGTGCTTCCAGATCCGCTTGCTCTCCGCCGACCAGCCCCACCTCCGGGGACCCTTGTCCTGGAGGAAGTTCTCCAGGTCCTCGCGCGGTATCCAGGTCTTCCTGGCGTGCCGCAGACTGGGGAGACAGCCCGAGCTGATGTAGTTCTCGACCTGGCGGATGCTGACTCCCAGCATGCGCGACGCCTCTGCCTTGCTATAGAATCCTTCCACGCCCCTAGCGTAACGGGTTCGACGGATCCATTTCGAGCCACTAAGATGGAGTTCACCATGACCGACTTCCTGGAAAAGCTCGCGAGCACCCCCAGCCGGGTCGGCTCCTCGGATCGGCTCGCAATGCTCGGCAAGCGCGCGGCGGCGTTCTACGTGGGTCGGGAGGCCGAAAGCCTCACCGACGCCGTAGGCAGGGTCGTGGCCGAGGAGGGAGACCTCAGCAGCGAGCAGGTGAGGCGGGTCGCGGAGGCGGCGAACCAGGCGACCTGGGACGAGCTGTTCGTCAAGAACGGCGACAAGCAGGTGAGCTTCGAGCCTGCGGATTCCTCCCAGGTCCTGGAGAGCCTGTCGATCCGCGAGGAGCGCGTCTCTCCGCCCATGCTCGACTACCTCGACGAGCCGCGCGGAGAGCAGATCCCCGCCGACCTCGACCTCAAGCAGGTCTTCGGCGTCAAGGATCCCGAGGACTACCCGCTTCTCAATCCGCTGCGGGAGGCGCAGGAGCAGTCCGAGAAGACCGCCGCCGCCCTGGACGTGACCCGCAGCGCGGCCGATGCGCTGCTCTCGGACCTGGAGGCATCCGGCGAGCGGTTCTACCACCTCGTCAAGCAGGCGCATCTTCGTGACGGGCATGGCTTTCTCCAGGTTGCCAAGGCGGTCGGGGCGGCCTGCGAGGACGACGGCTTCGTGCAGCGTGTCATGGAGAAGATTGCCGAGCGGCTCAAGTCCGAGGGCGTCCGGTTCAAGACCAGCCAGGAGATCGAGAAGCTCGCGCAGGCCGTGGTAGTGAACGCCGAGCACCCGCTGCTCGTCGAGGCCGTGCGCTTCGAGAAGCTCGCGGCGGCCTACAAGAGGGCAGCGGGCGCGACCGAGAAGCTCTCGAAGCACCACGGGTCGTCGATGCGGGCTCTGCGCGACAAGCTGAGGGAGCAGTGACCGACGCGCAGGTGCTCGCTGCGGCCGCTCGAGGGCTTCAGAAGGAGGCGTTCCTCGGGCGCGTTCTCACGGCTCCCCTGAGGTGGGGATTCAAGGCCGGGCTCGGCGCCGCCAGGGGAGCTGGCGGTATCATCGGCCGCGCCGCCAAGAAGGAGCCATTCGGGACCGCGATGAACATCGGAATGCTTCCCCTGATGGGCACCCTCGAGAGTCCGGAGATGAAGGCGGAGGCAGCCGCGCGAGCCGCCGAGCAGGCCGCCAAGTATCGCCGAGCGGTGCTCGGTCAGTTCTAGGAGGGACTATGTTCGTCAAGATCGGCTCGGTTCCCTTCTCCCGCGAGCAGGTCGTGCAGACCCATGCGCTCATGAAGAAGGTCGCCGCACCGGCGCAGCTTCCCCACAGGGAGCCCAGGAACTGGGGACGCTGGTTCCTTGCCGGCCTCGGCATGGGAGCGGCTGGCATGCTCGTGGGTGTCGGCCAGCAACTTGGGGCCGAGGGGTTGTCCAGACTCGGCGAGAAGGCGCACCAGGCCTCCCTCGACCCGCAGTACCGGGCCATGCTCAAGGCCGACCCCAGCATCGCCGAGTACGGCGACAAGGGCAAGCGCTACTTCGAGATCCTCCATCGCGCGGCCCCCTACATGGCCAGCGAGCCCGAGCTGGCGGCCACGACCGTGAAGAGCATGATGGGCTACGAGGAGTTCCCGACCACGATGATCGAGAAGGCGCTCGCCACCGAGAGTGCCTACCAGGAGACCCGCGCGCCGTACCTGAAGCGCAGGCTCCAGGTCGCTTCCATGCCGGGGTTGGGCATCTGATGGACAAGACGGTCGTCTTCGGAACGCGGGACAACCTCGGCCGCTTCTTCGCGGAGGCCATCGACGTCACGCCGCGTGGTGGGGGCCTGGAGAAGATCGCCGGAGCCCTGCATCCCGAACTGGCCCTGTTCATCAAGGGCCTCCGACCGGACCCGCGCTTCCAGTACGTCCTGATGACTCCGATGGGGGCCTTCGAGTTCTACGGGATGAACGTCAACGGAGACGTCTTCCCCGAGATCTCACTGAAGCACGACCACTCCAAGGATGATCCAGGCATCGTGGCCAAGGCACTGGAGGAGAAGTGGCTCAAGCCGTTCGGCAAGAGTCTGCCCCCCGGGAACTATTCCGAGTTCGGCCACAAGACGTTCCTGAACGCCCTGCGCTACCGCCACCACATCAACAAACAGCCGGAGATTTCTTACGGGGACATCTGCTGCGCGGTGTGGAATCCGGCGATGCACCGGGTGGAGGTCATCGTCCGGCACGACCGCGAGAAGGCGAAGCGCGTGGGGGCGGAGGAGATCATCCTCGACATCGACGCGGGTCGTCCGAGGATGATTAGTATGGGTTGTAAGGTGCCTTTCGATGTGGGAACGTGCTGCGGCCACATCTCCCGCAACCAGGCGGACTACTGCGAGCACCTGCGCACTCAGATGGGCTCGATCATGCCGGATGGGCGGATCGTGGGTGCAGTCAACTTCTTCCCGCGCTTCTTCGACCTCAGCGACGTGCTCATTCCCGCTGCGAAGGAGTCGGGCGTACTGATGAAGGTCGCCCAGGTGCGCGGAGAGCCCATCAAGACCTCCGCGCAGAACAAGGCGGCGGACATCAAGAAAGAAGTCCTCCCCAACGCGGGCTACGACGTCGTGCGGGAACTGTCCTCACGCGAGCCGGACCTGTCTCCCGAACTCCTGCGCAGGTCGGACCTCGGGGGGCTGCTCACCACGCTCGCGGCGCTGGGCATCGTGATGAAGCCCAGCGAGTTCCAGTACTCGATGCTCCATCGGATGGGCGAAGGGGAAATGGCGGAGGAGATGCGTGGTGGGTGCCAACTCTTCTGCCCGGTCCACGGGCCGGTGGAGCCCGCGTCCTTCGACGGGGACTCCTACTCTCCCGGACTCGCGCGCGCCCTTGCACCCGTGCTCGGTGAACGTTCCGGCTTCTACCCGCACCTCCCGCGCAGGGTCATCCGCATCACGGTCATCCGCGCCCGGCCTGCGCAGGGAATGAAGGAAGCTCCCCAGTCCGAGAAGCTAAGCAAGGTGGCGGCGGCCTACGCCGCGTACCGGGCGGCCCTGCGGGGAATTCCCAAGCTCGCGGCAGTTGCAGTCGCGCGGGACCCCGCATACTACGAGAAGCACTTCCTGGGAGACCTCCTGGTGGACTCGATGTCGAAGACGGCGTCTGCGCATGGAGCGACCCTGTCCACCCCGCTCGTTCCGTTGTACGTTTACAACGCACACCGCCCTGCGGTAGTCTCCGTCCCCGAGTCCTGGAACTTCTCCTCTCCACCCGGATCCCCTGTTCGGGCCCTCCTCGGCCCGGTCCTCTGAAGGAGTCCAACATGGCCGACCTCGACAACCTGCTCACCAAGCTCTACGCCCGAGACGAGAAGCTCTCCACGCTGGAGAAGACCGCGGAAGCGGCGCTCAGCGAGTCCCTGCGCCGAACCGGGCAGACCCAGGACAACCCCTACGAGAACATGTCCCTCACCGAGCTCACCAAGCTCGCCTCCGAGCTGGAGCAGAGCGCCGCACAGCAACAGTCGGCCGAGGGCGAGCCGAGCGAAGAGGAGCTGGAGAAGGTCGCCTTCGACATGCTCGGCGGACAGGTCATGGCCCACTCCATGGTCCACGAGTTCAGGCTCATCAAGACCGCCATGGTCGAGGGCAAGTGTCGCGTTTGCAAGGAGCGTGCGATGGACGTGGAGGGTTCCTCCATCTGTTCCACCTGTCTCCAGGAAGCGCAGGGCGCCGCATAGTCCAGTGCCCCTCACCCACTTCGTACTCGAACTGGAGAAGATCGCCGCGATGAGGTTCTCAGCCGTCAAACGCCCGCCCACGCAAGGGGTGCCTCCCGTGAGGGGCACCGCGAGCGTGCGACCGGTCGTGACGGCGAGCCCCGCTTCCATTACCGTTGCGGGAGGCGCCCGAATCGGTGCTACCATCGATCCGGCGCGCGGAGTACAGAGCGTGCCCCGCCCCACCCGCGATCCCGTCCACAGTTTCCGAGTGACCTGAGGAACACATGCCCAAGACCATCAGCGAGCTGATCGCCAGCGCCATCGGGGAAGCCGAGGCCGACGACGTGCAGGTCGAGGAGAAGGTCGAGCCCCGGAAGGCCCCGGCCGCGAAGGGCGCCGCGCCCCCCTCCGACGAGACCGAGAAGCTGGCCTCCGCGCTGGAGTTCATCGGACGCAGGGGCGTCGAGAGCTTCCTCAAGGCGGCGTCCCATCCGGCCGGCATGGGGAACGTCGGGGCCTCGAAGAGCGAGACCAACGGCGGGACCGTCGACCTCGGAACGACAGGAACCGGCGACCACCACCCGGCCCTGGCCTCCAACCGGGCGGCCATCGACGCGAAGAAGACCGTCAAGGCCCAGCACGAGTCCCCGCAGCTCAAGAAGGCGCTCGACACCACCCCCTACGCGGACCCCGTGCCCAAGCAGAAGCTGGACCACGCCGCGGCGGGGGGCGACAAGAACATCAACAAGTCGGCGTCGGCGAACGACGCCGAGCTGATCCGGCAAGCGCTGGCCAAGAAGGTGGCCGAGGCGCGGGCCGGGGGAGTGGCCTGATGCTCGAGAAGATCGGCGCCGCCGAGATCAACGGCTTCCTCATCAAGGCCGCGTCGAAGCTGCGCGAGCAGGACGCGGAGATCCTCGACCTCAAGAACAAGCTCGCCGCCCGCGAGCGCCTGGACCACGCCGAGAAGATCGCGCACACCGCGGTCGAGCGTGGGGCGATGGCGCCCGACGACGCGGCCGAGTATGCTCGGTCCCTCGCGGACAGCGACAAGGACCTGAACATGGTCGAGGAGTTCGTCGGACGCGCCGCGGCCGGCAAGCCCCTCGGCATCGTGAAGGAAGCCTCCGCCGAGGCCGGCGAGGGCGAGACCGACGTCCTCACGGCCTTCCTCCTCTCCAACCCCGTCTGAAGGAGCCCACATGCTCGATCTGATCACCCCCGTCAACGACGTCTTCCGCCGGGACTTCGAGGTGGCGGACACCGACCTCCTGAATCCGACCGAGAGCGATTCGCTCGTCCAGGGCGAGTGGCTCGCGCTCGACTCCGACGGCAAGCTGGAGCGCGTCGGCGCGTCCTCGGTGCCGCGTGCCTGGCAGATGTTCACCCAGAAGGGCGACTTCGCCGCACAGGCACTCGGCAAGACCTGCGTGCTGCAGGCCCACGAGTACGAGGCGGAGACGGACATCTTCGACTCCGCGCTCACCTACGCCATCGGCGACGAGCTCACGGTCAAGGCGATCACGGTGGACTCCGTGACCCGCTCGGGCCTCACCAACGACGTGACCGCCGGTACGGACTACGTCTACGCCATCGTGACCAAGCTGCCCGACAACAACGACAGCAAGCTGCGCTACCAGACCGTCAGCCCCTACAAGTTCGCCTCCAGCTAGTCCGGCGCTGGCGGCCCCTCCCACTTCAACCACCTGAACGGAGCATCCACGATGTCCCTCGGAACCTCGCAGACCCTCAACCAGCTCTTCATGGCCCACCTCGAGAACCCCGAGGCCAAGGAAAAGCTCGCCCAGGTGACGCAGACCTACGTGCGTGACAAGCTCCGCGAGAACAGCTTCGCGCGCAAGATCATCCCTCCGCAGCAGGTCACCAAGGCCGACCTCCAGGTGTCGGTCAACCACGACACGATGGTCTTCCTCGACGAGATCGAGCCGAACTCCCGCGCGATGTCGCTCACCTTCCGGGGGCAGCCCACGGCCCGGTTCATCCGCGCCTCGCGCTACGAGATCCCGATCTTCACGATCAGCTCCGAGCGGTTCGAGAAGACCGAGCAGGAGCTGCTCTCGTACCGGATGGCCATCACCAAGGTCATCGAGGACAACGCGGTGAAGGACATCCAGGAGGTCGAGGACCACCGCTTCATCGTCTACATCGAGGCGGCGGTGCAGGCGACCGACAAGATCGTCAAGGGCGAGCAGGCCCAGGACGACGAGGATGCCAACGGCTCGGG